CCGGCCGGAGCTCCGCGTCATGCCGGTCGCCCTGACCCGGGATACGGCGGGCCGCGTTGTGTACTTGTGCTGGCCGAACCAGGCCTCCGGCGACATCGTGTGCCTGGAGACGACCGACACCATGCTTCGGGAACCGTTCCTGAGATGGCTCAAAGACCTGTATATCAAGGCACAGGCTCCGGAGCCGGAGAAAGCCAAGACCCTGACCGATCTGGCGAACGAAGGCGAGATCGAGACGATCGATGCGAAGGACCTGACGTGACAATCGAAGAACAAGCCGAATACGTTATGGAGAAGGTCGCCGCCAGTGACGATCCGGGGTTGGCTTTCATGGAAGCACTGATGGATGTTCTTGCGCCGGAGCCGAAGTGCGAGTTCGAAGGGACATGACATAATTTAACAGTCGCCAACGAAAAATAGGGCAGTAGGCGGATTGATCCCCGCTTAGTGCCGTACCACGAAAGGCCCGTACGGGGGTCTGAGTCGGGTAACCGATTCGGACCCCCTTTTTCGTTGGCATTTTAGGAGCGACGGCAATGGCGAAGAAGAAAAAGCGAAGCGCCGGCAAAAAGGGCAAGCGCGGTATGCACATGATGCCCGACGGGCGCATGATGAGCTACGGCGAGATGAAGCGAATGATGGGCAAGCGCAAGAAATGATCGACGTAGTTCAAACCTTGTTGACGGCACAGGGCCGGATGGAAGACGTCCGCAGCGGCTACGAGGACGCCATGCAGGCGTGCTTCGACACCGTCAATCCGCGCCGGTACGACATGACGGGCGCATCGAGGAAGGGCGCCGTCCGCAGGACGAAGCAGTACGACGGCGTCCCGGCAGACGCGTTCTGGACCTGGGTGCACGGGATGCAGGGCTGGGTCGTGACGGAGGACGACGACTGGCAACGCGCCGTGATCACCGACCGCCGGTTCCGGCACAACGACGCCGCCGAGCGGTACTGCCAGGAGTACACCGAGCAGATGGAGGTCGAGTTCCGCGAGGCCCTGTACTACGACAACGTGGGCGAGTTCCTCCAGGACGCCGCCAGCGGCGGGACGGCCGCCATGCTGGTGGAAGAGTCGGCGAGCCTGGACCGCGCGGTCCTGCGAGTCCCGCACCCCGGCCGGTACTGGATCGACCGCAACGCCGACGGCGTGTACGACGTCTACCATGAGAAATTGACCCTGAAGGCCAGGCAGTGCCTCCAGAAGTACAGCGAGCCCGGCGATACCCTTCACCCGACGATTCTCAAGTGGGCGAAGGACCCGGCGAGCGCCAACTGGGAAGTGACGCTGCTCCAGTGCATCCGGCCCGCCGACGACGGCATCTTCCCGCGCCGGCTCGTCTGGAGCAAGTACGTCCTCGTGACGCTGCTGCTGGAGCTGCACGCCGGATCCGGAGTGACGAATCCCGACAGCGTCCTGGACCAGTCCTCGAATCGCCTGATCCGGATCCAGCCGCTGGACTATTTCTCGCCCGCCATCTGGCCGTTCCGCTGCAACTCGGACGAGCTCTACGGGTACTCGCCCGCGATGGACGTGATGGTCGCGATCGAGACGGCCCAATCGCACGCCAAGAACCTGCTCGACATGGGCAACTTCGCCGCCAGTCCGATGATGGCCGTTCCGGACGAGGGCCGTACGTCGTTTTCGAGAAAGCCGAGAGCGAACTTCTACTTCGGTTCCGAGAAGCGCATTCCCAGCGTGATCGAGATGGCCCGGGAGTACCCCGTGGCCGTGGACCGCGAGGAGCGCATCCACGCCCTGATCCGGAGCCGGTATGGATACAACGTGTGGAACGCGCTTCAGTCGCTCCAGCAGAAGCGCGAGCGGGTCCAGGCCCGCGAGGTGATCGAGGCCCGGTCCGACCAGGCGAGATTGATCGCGCCCCAGCACAACAGCTTCTGGCGAAAGGGCGTATTCCCGGTTTTCGATTCGCTGGCCCGCATCGCCGACGCGGGCGGCCGATTGCCGGAGCCGCCGGCCGTTCTCGATGAGCTTCGCGAGAAGGGCGGGAACATCATTCGGCCCAAGCCCATCGGCCCGCTGGCCGTGATCCAGATGTACGCCCGGCGTCTGGGCTCGATGCGGGAAGGCTTTACCTTCATCAACGAGATCGCGGAGATCACCGGCCGGCACCTGGGCGCCGATGTCGCCCGCAAGATCTACGCGAGGATCAAGCTCGAAGACCTCGCCGAATACGTCGGGGACCATACGAACTTCCCGCAGGAGCTGATGAACTCGGACGAGGAGACGGCGGCCCTGATCGACGCCGACGACCGCAAGGCGGCGGCGGAGGCGATGGCGAAGAACGCCCAGGCGATGGCGGCGGCGACGGCGAAGATGGCCCCGGTCGCCGAGAGCGGCCTGCTGGCCGCGGGAGTGGCGTAAGATGCCGTTCACGAAGACCAAAGGCGGCAAGTACAAGAGTCCCAGCGGCCGGACGTACACGGCCCGGCAGGTTCGGGCGTACTACGCGACGAACGGCTGGAAACGAAAGACCAGGAGAAAGAAACGGTGAAAGTGACAATCATCGACGAAAAGGGAAATCGGAACGATAGGTTCTTTGACAACGAAAACGAGTTCATGGAACTTCTATGGCCCCTGAAGAAATGCACCATTGAGACGACCGACAATGGCTGGGACGCCGTTACCGTGACCATACAGGAAAGGCATCCGGGAAGTTAGGATGAAGTTGGCGCTGCCGCCAGCGAGCCTTCGGTCATGTATAGCGATGCAGTGGTATTGAAAGAGGATTTGGTGACATGGCCGTGACTCCCGAACAATTCGGATCGATCAAGCAGTGGAAGGACTTCTACTTCCGCACCGCCGAGGGCCGCGAGCGGCTGGGCGACCTGCTGCGGGGGCTGGGCCTGTTCGCGCCCGTCGATGACGAGATGAAGTCAGCGCTCACGGCCGACCCGGCGGCGGGCGGACGCATCTTCGCGGGCCTGGAACTGCTGGCGGAACTGGGAATCTGGCGGATGGATATGTTTGCAAGTCTCATCGAGGCGATGGCGGCGATGCCGATGCCTCGGATCGAAGATCAAGTGCAAGGCGAAACGAAAGGGTAAGACCTATGGCGGTAGTGGCCGACAGATTGAGGCAGGCGGCGCAGGCCCGCAAGGAAAAGGTCCCGGTCCTCGCGCCGACCGAGATCGAAAGATTCTCGACGGTGTTCGTCCCATTCAAGGAGGTCCGCGAGATCAAGCCGAACGGGGAGCCGGGCCGGCTCATCAAGGCCGTGGCATATCTGGATTGCCATGCCCAGGTCAAAGGGATGGGCAGCGGCATCCACCGGCAGATCGATATCGAGGTCGGCGAGGGGTGGGGCGTGTTCGGGGAGATCGAGCAGGGCGTTTCGATCGCGCTCAGGGAGTTTCTGGAGTTCGTCAAGAGCGAGTGGCTCGCGACCCAGGACCGGAAAGTGGCGGAGGCCCTCGAGGCGGCCGGCGGTCTGAGGCCGCTGCCGAGCGATAGGGGGAAGGACCCGCGCAAAGTCGAGTGGATGAAGTCGCTCAATGCCCGCAAGGTGAAGGAGCGCCAGGAGAGAGAGGAGGCGGAGAAGCTGACGGGCGCGGGAGGGGGCGCGGAAGGGGCGGCCCAGGCCCAGACGGAGCCTGCCCAGGAGGTGACGGACAATGGCTGAGATCAAATGGCTCAACGAGGACCTTTCGTTCTTGCCCGGATTCGAGCAGAGTATGCCCGAGGACGTGCGAGACTACGCGAAAGACGCCAAGGACCTGCCCAGCCTGATCAGGCGCGGGGCGGATACCCAGAAGGAATTCCACAGTCGAGTCAAGATGCCGACCGATCCGGCCGAGCGCCGCAAGTTCATGGCCGAGCATTTCAAGGCCGAACTCGCCGCCGACGAGCAGGCCCGTCGGAAGGCCGCCGAGAGTGAGTCCGCGAAAGCCAAAGGCGACCGGGAGAAGGCGGAATCCGAGGCGGCGCAAACCCGGATGGACGAGGCGGACAAGGCGATCCGAAAGGCGTGGGACAAGGAGTACGACACCAATCTGGAACTCGCCCGCCGGGCCATCCGAAGCGACCATTTCCCGAAGGGATTGAAAGCCGCGATAGCCGGGGCCGAAGGCGTCGAGCCCGACAAGCTCACCGACGACCAGATCAGGCACGCGATCGCGCACGACCCGATCGTGGCGGAGACGGCGCTGTCCATCGCCCGGCTGACCCGGGACGGCCATACGGAGCGCGGGGACGGGCACGCGAACGACAAGAGCAAGGAGCGATACCCGTCCTATCCTCGCAGTCCGGAAGTCTACGCCCGCGCCCCGGACGATGACCCGGAAAAATTGTGGTTCACCAATCGCGGAGCCGAGTACGAAAACGGCCGGTACGTCGCCGGGTCGTTCAGCGGCCCGCTGAAGTAGGACGGAAAGACCCTGTAGGTGAAATCATGTCAACTAAAGACGTAGATGGATTGATCCAGCGCATAGAAGAGATATTTGATAAGTATAATCCATCAATTACCGACATTCAGACGGCGCTCAATATGGTCCTGGATCGGCTTCAAGAGATCCAGGCAAGAGAAGTTGAGATAGCCGCAAGCTCTGTTTAATTCTGTAATTCGTAGATCATCTCGGATTCCCCGAATCTTCGGGCCTGAGTGCTCACCGGGCAAAGTGCCCGGCGCAACCCGGCGTGAAGGTAGCGGGCCTGTCAGGGTGACAGATTCCTCGCGAGACAAAAACAAGACACTGTTTTTGAGGAGTTTGTCCCATGGCGGGAAATAGTATGAACAACTGGTCTTATTCCGAGGTCACGGCCAGGGAAAATAAGGACGGGCAGCTCCAGGCTGAAGTGAATGTCCTCGTGCAAACGAACGACATCCTCCAGGACATGCCCGTTCGAGAGTCGGAACTTGAAAACGGCGAGGAATTCGATATCACGACGACCTTGCCGCAACCCTATCTGCTCACTTGGGGCGAAGGCCGCGCGGCCACGAAGGGCCAGGTCCAGCACGGCTCGGAGGGCGTCGCCTGGTTCGGCAACCAACTGCGAATCGACAAGGAAATCCTGGCGAACAAGTCCTACGCCCAGCAATTCCTGAAGAACGAGGAGACCAAGTTCCTCGAAGCGATGTGGCAGTCGCTGGCGGAGATGGTCTTCTACGGCTCGACGGCGGATGAACCCAAGGAGTTCGACGGCCTGAATATCCGGTACGACAGTATCGTCGCCGACGAGGTCATCGACAACGGCGGGACCGCGGCCAGCAACCTGACGGACATCTGGCTGATCCAGTGGGACCTGTACGACTGCTGTATGCTCTTCCCCAAGGGGTCCAAGGGCGGCGTCAGCCGCGAGCAGATGCCGGACGTGGCCCTGAGCACCCAGACGGACGCCGACAACGCCGTCCCGGACAGCCAGAAGAAGATCGCCGACTTTATGAGGGTGAACTTCGACTGGCACGGCGGCCTGTTCATCAAGGACCGGCGGCGGGTCAAGCGGATCGCCAACATCCACCAGACGGTCGGCAACGCCAACTCCTTCAAGATCGAGAAGTTCGATGAGGCCGTCGAGGCGTTCGACACGCCCGGCCAGGTCTACGCCTACATGAACAAGCGCGTCCGACTCCAGGTCCGCAGGGCCGTGGACGAGAAGGGCAACGTGCTCTACCCGCCCAACCAGCCGTTCGCCAAGCCCCAGATGTACCTCGGCGAGGTCCCGATGCGCCGGTGCGACCGCATCCTGCTGGTGGGCAACCAGATCACCTGATAGGCAAAGAACGGACGCGCACGGACCGTCACGGACGGGCACGGACGAACAACGAAAAACGCAATTGATTTGGAGAACTGACCATGATTCTCGATTCACAATGGATTTTCAGCGACGCCCAGGCGATGCCGAACGCCACGGAGGCGATCTGCACGAACTGGATCGACTGGACCACGTCCAAGTTCAAGGACTGGTTCAATACCCACATCCCCCTGTGGGTCATCGTGACCTGCAATACGGTCCCGTCCGGCGGGACCAGCATCCAGATCGAATTCTATCAGCACTCGACCACGACGATCACCAGCGGCGACCTGCTCATGGCCTGCCGGGCGATCGCCGTGGCGGATATGTCGGTGTCCCCGGACGATCCGGGGCACTGGCTCGCCTGCGTGCCGCTCATGTCCATTCTCGGCAGCTTGCAGGCGGCGGACGTGGATCGGTATTTCGGACCCGTCCTCAACGGCGCGGGCGACGTCTCCACGGGCAAGGTGGACTCCTGGCTGCACATGGGCGCCAACCCGCCGATCCCCGTGGCCCGGCCAACAACCAGCAACGTCGTCATGCCGGCCTGATTCTGATGAACGAGAAGGCAACACTACCCCAGGTGAGTGGCGGGGGGCCT